AATTCTAAACTATAAACGTAGAAAAAACGTATATAATATTGCTAAAGTATACTCAAAGATAATGCCTGTTTCAGTTATAAACAACAATCCTACAAGTCCCTTTCCGTATGTAGGACACCCTATAGATGTTATTAATAATGAAAAAAATTGGTTCTGTATGGAGAGGTGGGTTAGGTGCTTTGATTACCCAGAAGAGTTTAAACTAATAGTAGATGACGATATATTACCCCACATGTCTTTGGTTAAAAAATTATATGAAAAAGACTTACCTATAGTAGGCGTCTATGGCAAAACTGGTGTAGAACAGGCTAGTAATTACTCTGAATTAATTGATCATTGGTGTGAAGACGCTAAAGTAGATTTTTTAGTAGGGTCGGTGATTTTAGTCAAGCAGTCTATACTTGATAAGATTAAAAGTCAGATTTTTAAAGCTAATTATCCTGTTAGAGGAGATGATATTATAGTTTCTTATCTTATTAAAAAGGAACTAAACTTAGACAAGCTAGAAACCGTCAGCGGTAAAGTAGAGAATCTCGACGAGGGGGACGCAGGATTAAACAAACATCCAGATCATTTTAACATGAGATGGAAGGTAGTAGAAAAATTTAAAAATATTGGTTGGTAGTGTGGAGAAATTAAGTTAATATGAGAGAGTTAAAAAGATTCCCAATAAAGTATATCAGAGACTTTATAAAAAAGGATTACAAGCTTAGAGATAAGTGTTTTGTTTGTGGCTCGTCTGAAAAACTTGAGTTACATCACCTTTATAGTGTAAGCGAACTTTTTAGGGAGTGGTGTACAGACAATAAAATTTATTCTATTGACACGGTTGAAGAAATAACCGATTATAGAGTTAAATTTTCAGAGGATTGTGCTGAAGAACTTTCTCACGACAATTTGTTTACTTTGTGTTCTACGCATCATAAACAGCTACATACAATTTATGGGCAAACGTATTCAAATCATCTAACACCTAAAATTAAGAATTGGTTAGATATTCAAAGGTTAAAAAATGGCGGAGTATGAAGAATTAAAAGGTTTTAGAAAGTGGGCAGCCGATCGTCTTAAGTTGAATCCTGCTCAACCTTCTATTGCATCTTTAGAACCTTACGCTTCTCCTGAAACGATTGTTGATTTTGAGCAAGCTTACAGAGAGATTGAGGTAGTTCATCGCTCTGTTGAAATGATTATCAATGCCTGTAATGAGGTTCCACTTATCGTTGAGGGAGCTTCTCCTTCTAAAAAAGTAAACAAGCTTTTAAATGTTAGACCTAATCCTTTTGAGGATAAATCTAGGCTATTTAGAAGAGCCTTTTTGGATTTCATGTTAGATGGAAACGCTTTTTTCTACTATGATGGTAGTGATTTATATCTTTTACCTGCCAATGATGTAGAGGTAGTTCCAGATGCTCGCACTTTTGTTAGCCATTACAACTATTTAATCTCTAATCAGCAATCTCAAGACTTTTTTGGTATTGGTAGCAATAAACAAACTAGAAAAGCAGAGGCAATTCAGTTTGAACCTCATGAAATTATTCATGTCATGGCTGAGAACGAAAATTCAATTTTCCGTGGAACTTCTAAACTGAAGCCTATCTTAAAGTTAATGGAACTTTACTTCTACATGATTAAGTTTCAGAGGCAATTTTTTAAAAATAACGCGCTTCCGGGCTTCGTGCTTACTACAGATAATATTTTGTCCCAAAGAGTCAAACAAAGACTTCTTGAATCATGGAGATCCACTTATTCTACTATCTTTGATGGGTCTAGGAATCCAGCTATCCTTGATGGTGGTTTAAAAATTGATCCGTTTTCAAATATCAATTTTGATCAATTAGACTTTGAGGATTCTATTGAAAGAATTCAGCAAGATATGGCGAAGGCTATTGGAGTTCCTTACGTACTTCTTAAGTCTGGAAACAATGCTAATATTGATGCTAACCAAAAATTATTCTATCTTCACACAATTATTCCAATTCTTAATCAGTTCTGCTCTGCTTTTGCTCACTTCTTTAATAATGGCGTGAATATCAGACCTGATAGATTAAGTGTACCAGCGCTTCAGCCAGACAATAGAACTCAGGCAGTCTATTACTCTACTCTGGTAAATACTGGAATTATCACCCCAAATGAAGCTCGTGAAGGATTAAGATTTCCAAAATTAGAGAATAATGATACTATAAGAGTACCACAAAACATAACGGGTAGTGCGACAGATGCTACCCAGGGGGGAAGACCAGTCGAGGCTGAGTCGGACAACCCTACCACAGAGGAAACTAATAATGAAGGATAAAACTTTATATTTGAACAGCTCTTTTGAAACAAAAGCTGTCAAAAAAGGTTCCAAGTCATTAAAAATTGCAGGATATGCCAACACAATTACCAAGGATAGAGCCGGTGACATTGTTACTGCTGAAGCCTGGGCTAAGGGTGTCGAAAATTATCGCCGCAATCCTGTGTTACTTTATCAGCACAAGCATGATGCTCCTATCGGCCGCGTTGATAAGATCACAGTAGACAAAAAGGGAATCTTTGTTGAAGCTGCCGTTTCCGAAGCTGCTGAAAGAAATCAGGGAATCCAAACCTTAATTAAAGATGGAGCTTTAAAAAGCTTTTCAGTCGGTTTTAAGGTAAAAGACGGAAAGTACAATAGAGAAGATGATACCATGATGATCACAGATGTTGAACTCATGGAAATTTCTGTTGTTTCAGTTCCGTGTAATCAAGACTCGCTTTTCTCTATTAGAAAAAGCTTTGAGTCGGATACTGATTATGAAGAATTCAAGAAATCTTTTGAGCCTGCCTCAGAAGACGAAGTAAAAATGATGCGTAGTATCAAGGCTGGTATCACAAACGTAAATGAAGGACATTACCATACCGTTGAAATGGATGAAAACGGAACTGGGGTTACTACTTACGCATCTCATATGTCCAACCATGCTCATAAAGTTGTAAATGGTATTGTGATGGAAGCTGAAGGTCATACTCATGATATTACTATGATGGGTGTACCTATTCATAACATGGAGAACGAGGAAGTTGTTTCTGAACGTCCTTTATCTCCAACAGAGGAGGAAGCAATGTCGAATGACAAAACTGAAACTTCTGAGGCTATCGAAGAGAAAGCTGAGACTGAAATGGAAGTCGAAATCGTTGAAGAGGCTGAAGTAGAAGTTGAAGAGAAATCTGAAGAAGTCGTAGAAGAAAAAGCTGAATCATCTGAAGAGGTTATGGAAGAAGTTGAAAAAGAAGATGACTACGAGGAAGAGTTTGTAGCTCGTGATCCTAATGAGTCAATTCCTATGGTAAACTTACTGTCAGCTGATCCAGAATCACTTCAGCATGGAGATTTAGTTAATTTCAATGAAAAAATGTATAGGGTGACTAAAATAGCAACCGCCCAATCACCAATCTTTAAGTTTTTAGAGATTGACGCTCAAGGTAAAGATTGTGATAATGTTCTTAATGTGAACGCAGATGAACTTTCCTCACAATCTGAAACAAAATCACACACTAGTGAAGACGAGGTTTCTAACGAAAGTCTGACTAAAGAGCTTCACAATAATTCTGATAAGGAGAATGAAACAATGGCTGAACAAGTCGTAGATACGATTGATATCGATAACGTTGCTAAAGAAGCAGATGTCGAAATCAAAAAAGAAGCTGCTCCGGCAGTTCAAGTGTCTGAGCCTCAAGTTGCAGAACTGGTTGAAAAAACTGGTGAAGCTATCATCAAAGAGTCAGACGCTCAAGAAAAATCCGATTACACTCCTCGCGAGAGCGATGAGTTAGCTGCTCTTAAGGCACAAATGGCCCAATACCAGGACCAGATTGCTGCCCTTCAGCAGACCAAAATGCACTATCAGGAGCAGAGCCGCAATCAAGCTCAGTTCACTGAAAAAGAGCAGGCTAACGCCGTAATGCTCGCTAAGATGATGAACAAGCGTGACGTTTTCGATACCAAGCTTGGTATGAAGATGAAAGCTATCACGACTGTTGATCAGTTCCTTAGCAACTTCTCATCTAACATCTATACCGAAATGGAACAGCAGCTTGTAGTCGCTCCAATGTTTGAGCGTGTAGCTGTGGATGCTAGAAACTTCCGCGTACCAGTCGCAGATGAAGATACCGATGGTGATGTTGCCCAGTTCGCTTCTGGCACTTTCGCTACCGGCATCGCAGATGCAACTCGCGTACCGACTTCAAACCAGAACACCATCAGCTCAGTGGACTTCACTCCACATAAGTTCATGGCTGCAACTCACCTCGCCAAAGACGAAGAAGAAGACACCGTGCTTCCGCTTATCGACTTCCTGCGTGCCGCTGCTACTCGCCGCCTGGCCCGCGCGATTGATAAGTCAATTCTTCGTGGTACTGGCGCACTGACCGGCTTTACCGCATCGCCGACTAACGCGATTACCCCAGGTACTGGTTATGCCTCTGTTATTGAAGGTATTACTAACCTGACTGGTGACGTAGGCGCAGGTCTGACCGTCGATACTGGTGGAGCCAACGATAAAGCTGACCCAACTGATATCGCAGCTGCTCGTACTAAGCTTGGCAAGTATGGCCTCCAGCTTGGTAACGACCTTGTGTTTATCACATCAATCGAAGGTTACAACAACCTTGTAACTACTTCAGACTTCCAGACTGTTGACAAGTTTGGACCGAACGCAACCTACCTCACAGGTTCAGTTGGTGCCGTCTACGGTATTCCGATTGCTATCTCTGAGTTCATGGATAACGTTGGTTCTTCAAACAACGATCTGGGTGTCCTGGTCTACAAGCCTGGATTTATGATTGCCGAACGTCGCGGTATCGAGATCGAGAGCGAGTACGAACCACGCCAGCAGGTCACTGCAATGTACATGTCAACTCGTATTGACTTCAAGGCACTGACCACTAACTCGAATGCAGCTCTGGACGCTACCAAGTACTCCTACGCTGTAACCGTTGAAGCTGGCTAATAGCTGACTTCAAATATTAGACTACTACAAGGGGGAGGCGGTCACGTCTCCCCTAATGTAATTAAGGAGAAAAAAATGATTCCAGATCATATTACAAATCGTGACGAAGCATACGAATGGATGATGCGCCACGGATATTCAGTTGATGTAGCAAACGAAGAACTCGATGCGTGGGAAGCTGGTCAAGCACCTGTTTCCGTTGAAGAAGTAGCCGCTGTTGTTTTAGAGCCTATGATCGAAGAAGATGATGAAGAGCTTTATGATGAAGATGGTGAAGAGTATGACGAAGAAGAGTACGAGTTTGAAGAAGACGAAGAGGAAGAAGCTGAAGACGCTTCTGACGACTAAGAAAAGGAAATCCTATGGTAGATAGACGTCAAGAAAACTTTGGTAAGTACCCTTACATTACCTTAGCACAGGTTAAAGACTATTTGTCGATTAACAGCACTAACCAAGATGACAGAATTGCTAATGTTCTTAACTATGCTACAGGCATGGTCGAGCATTATATTGGTCAAGAGGTTTTAGCTAATGACTATGTTGAGGTATTTGATGGAGGAAAAACCTCTGTTATGGTATCTAGACTTCCCTTAAATAATGTATATCAAGTTTCCGAGTTTGATGGACAAGAGCATAAGATTCTTAACGATCCTACTACCATAGGAACTCCTATTGAAAGCTCTGATAATCAAGAGCTTACTGTCACTTTTAACAGTGGCGCACATTTAAATTCTAGAATTAAGCGTTTCGGTAAATCATCCTTAGAGTTGGCGACTGCAGATTTTGTCTCTTCTGGTACTGTGCCTGACAGATTAAAATTTGAAGAAGGTGATTTTACTATTGAGATGTTTATTAGGCGTAATGATGAGACTATTACAGATTCAAACGTGTTTTCAATTAACACAGACGCTTCAAATTTCATGCAATTCAGGCTCGCAAACCAATATGGCTTGGCTTTTGAGTCAAATATTTCAGGCACACCGACAACTGCACAAGGAGCGAACACAAGTGTAGAGTCCCAGCAATATAAGAAGAGAGAGTTTGCCCACATCGCTGCGTCTTTTGATAATCAAGAAGAGAGAATGAGACTTTTCTATAACGGTAATATCGTTGCTAATGCTTCATTCGCTGTTGCTAATAATACTTTTACCTCAAATGTCTTGATTGGTCCGACTTTTGGAGGTTATATTGACGAATTAAGAATTTCAGATACCGCTAGGTATCATACTGATTTCACTCCACCAAGTAAACGTTTCAGACCGGATGACGATACGGTTACTCTTGTACATTTTGATGGTAATAATGACACAACAGAGGCTAAAGATGTCCATAATGAGGTAAATGAGTTTGCGTTTACTCGTGACATGGGTGAAGTTACAAGAGACGTTGGACATGTAGGTGTAAGAGGCACATATCCTTCAGTTCGTAATCAGTATCCTGCTTTAACCTTGTCTGGACCGCCATCATTTGCTCCTTTCCCGTCAGGTGTTAAGGTTGAATATAGAGGCGGATACGAGTCTGGCGATGTTCCTTATGACTTGCAAATGGCTACCCTTGACGTTATCAAACTAATTTACAAACAAGACCAAGAAAAGCGCGGATTCTCTTTTGAAGGAGAGCGTGGTGATAAGTATCCTCTTGCAGGAAACTTCCCTCCTCATATTCGCAGAATTCTGGACTTGTACAGGATTATTGAATGAAGCTAAACTTTGATCTTCTTTTTGATGGTAAACCACCAAAAGAATTTTTAGTTGCATTAAATAGAGTTAGAAAAGGCAGAGCTAAACCCAATCTAGAAATTAGAAAGAAGATTCTTGATTTACAACTTCTTTCTAATTTTCTTTCTGGAGAGGCGGCTCGCTTTGGTCTGCCTGCCTTTGAAGGATTTTTAGGCGACCCAAAAGGTGCTTCAAGAAATGCTTACACCGCTCCTGGATCTGTTCCTGATATTGAAATTTCTAAAACAGATTTAGTTGCTTTGGTTGGCCCAGAGCTAGCATCTCAATTTGTAGACCAGCCGGGAGGTCGCACTAATCAAGGAAGTGTTGCGTTAGAGCTTAAACAAACCGCGACAACTAAAAAAGGAAAAGAAAGTTTAACGCAGATTGGTGGTAGAGCCTTTGCAGACGAGATAGCTTCGTTACAAAAAGCTCTAGACAGAATTGGAGCCAGTAAGTATAGTTCGTCAGCTATTTTAGACTGGTTTAATAATGAGGC